CCTGCTACATCTTTACGGAGGCTATATTTCTAATTAAGTGCTACTTAGGTAGTCGGTCAGCACCCCGATAAGAGGCAAGACCGTGAGATTCGGCCAAGGGTCAGCGTAATTGCTGGCCCTTTTTTTTGCATACCTTTGTGCATGGCGTCAGCGGAAACCATTATCCTCGACCTTCACCGAAGCGGAGAGATTCGCAAAGCCTGCATCACCATCACAGGAGGCGACCCTCTTTGGCGGGATTTGGAACAGGAATGCGTCCTTATCCTACTAGAGAAAAACCCCGACAAAATCCTGCAAATCCATGGGCAGGGTTACTTCAAGTTCTATGTTGTCAGGCTACTGCTGAATCTCTACCGAGGCAAGAATAATCAGTTTGCCCAAAAGTACCGCCACCACGACACCACCGAGGAAATAGACCCCAACGCTGATATGACCCACGAAGAGTACAGTTCCCTCGTGGACGATATGTGGGCCATCGCCGAAGCGGAGATGGATTCGTGGGCCAAGGAGGGAGCGTTCCCCTACGACAAGGAACTGCTGAAGCTGCACATGGCCACGGGCAACATGAAGAAACTAAGCCGTGAAACGGGCATTCCCTACCGCTCGGTGATATATTCCATCGAGCAAGCCAAGGCCAAAATCAAAGCAGCAATCCTTAAAACATATGGACGTACTGATACTCCCGCTGCTCGTCAGTAGCCTCGCCGCCCTTGCCATTGCCGAGTACCACGTCCTCCCCGCTTGGTGGTACAAGACGTGGCTTGGCAGGCACAAGCCGTTCAGTTGCATCACCTGCCTTTCGTTTTGGATTGGCGCTTGCCTCACCCTGCTGACCTGCGATTGGATGCTCGCACCCGTTTACGGCCTTGCATCGGCAGGGCTTACCGTTGTCATCCTCCAAGCCACGAACCGATGACCCAAGACGAGTACCTCACTGCCCAGAAGCACCGCCATTATTGGGAGCAATACCAAGCCCACCTGTATATGCGGCTCTCCCCCGAAGCTGTTGGCGACCTGCAAACCATCCTTGTGGCTCATGGCAGACCCAACACGAATTGGTGGTGCGCGGACTGCGTAAAATCGGCCCTCTCCTACATTTACGAACAGGCGGACACCTTCGCCCAAGAAAATCAGCAGACCGTTACCCATGCCCTTACCAGTTCCTCAAAGCAATGAGAGCAGCGACCAATTCCTCGGTCGTTGTATGTCCGATTCCAAGACCAGAGCAGAGTTCCCCGATGCACAGCAAAGGCTGGCAGTATGCGGCAACCTATACGCTAATCACAAGCGGCAGGCCTTTGAATCCTATGCCGACTACGGAGAAGGTGTCAGGAACAACGCAAAGCGAGGTATCGAACTCAACGAGCGCAACGGCAACAAGTGTGCTACCCAAACTGGCAAGGTCAGGGCGCAGCAGCTTGCAGATGGCGAGGCAATATCCCTTGAAACCATCAAGCGGATGCACTCCTACCTCAGCCGTGCAGAAACGTACTACGACAACGCTGACTCCACTTCGGACTGCGGTTATATCTCATACCTCCTTTGGGGTGGCAAGGCAGCCCTTGGCTGGTCACGAAACAAACTCCGAGAACTTGGCGAACTCAACGAAGGCTGACCCCGAAGCCCAAGTTCAAGCGAGGATGGATTCGCTCATGATGGTCATCACGACCCTCTGCGACTGTATTGGTGCGATTGATGATTCCAATGCTCCAAATGGCTATGCCGTGAAGATGAAAATCGTGGACAAGATTAGCGACTTAATTGATAAAATCGAATACTAATGAAACGAGTACCCATAGGAACCATCAAGAGCAACCCGAACAACCCAAGGGTCATCAAGGACGACAAGTTTAAGAAACTTGTGCAGTCCATCAAAGACCTGCCCGAAATGGCCGAGGTTCGCCCTATCGTTGTTAATACCGATATGATAGTGCTTGGGGGTAATATGAGGCTCAAGGCCATGCGTGAGGCAGGATGGAAGGACGTGCCGATTCATATTGTGGATTGGGACGAGGACAAGCAAAGGCAGTTCATCATTAAGGACAACGTAAGCGGAGGGGAATGGGATTGGGAAATGCTGGCAAACGAATGGGATGAATTAGAATTGCAGGAATGGGGACTTGACGTTTGGAAGGCCCCAGCAGAGGTTGATTATTCAGACAAAAATGAGGAAATTAATATAGACGACTTGGGTGCTACAATGACCTTAAAACTAAATTTTAACGAGGACGAATACTGGCAAGTAAAAAAACAGTTAGCGCAAATAGCATCAACTCCCGAACAAGCCTTAATGAAATTACTTGGCAATGAGTAAGCATAGATTTCCATATAAATGGAATTTAGCCAATGGCTATCCGCAAAGCAATGGGTTAAAAGTATTTGGCACTTTTATTTGTGGAGGGGGTTCAACAATGGGATATAAATTAGCAGGCTTTAACCATTTAGGTGGCGTTGAAATTGACCCTGAAGTTGCGGATGTTTACAAAACAAATCACAATCCAAAATATTTATTTGTTGAGGATATACGAGATTTTGCAAATAGATTAGAATTTCCCAAAGATTTATATGACCTTGATATTTTAGATGGCTCACCACCTTGCAGTTCATTCAGTATGGCAGGAAATAGAGAAAAAGATTGGGGCAAAACAAAAGTGTTTAGGGAGGGACAAGCAGAACAACGGCTTGATGATTTATTTTTTGATTATATACGATTGGCTAAAAAGTTGCAGCCAAAGGTTGTTATTGCTGAAAATGTAAAAGGATTAATTCAAGGCAACGCAAAAGCATACGTCCACAGGATTAAAAAAGAATTTGAAGCGGCTGGGTATAAAGTGCAGTTGTTTTTATTAAATGCTGCAAGTATGGGAGTGCCTCAAAAACGTGAACGAGTATTTTTTATTTGTCAAAGAAATAACTTAAATTTTCCTAAATTAGAATTAAGGTTTAATGAGGATGCAATACCATTTGGAAAAGTTATTGAAGATGTTGAATACAATAATTTAACAAAAAATGAGCAATATTTATGGAATAATAAGATATATGGTGATGGCGATTTTGGGGCTATTAATGTAAGATTAGGGAATAAACAAAATTCATTTACAACTAAATTATTGTATAAAGACAAAGTTTGTAATACTGTAACCGCAGGAGATAATAATATATTATTTGATATTCCAAGAAAAACAACAAAAAATGAAGTTTGTCAAATAGGAACATACCCCCTTGATTACAACTTTAAAAAGATTGAACCAAAATATCTTATTGGCATGTCAGTTCCCCCTGTAATGACTGCACAGGTTGCAACTGAAATATACAATCAATGGCTAAAAACAGCCGAATAACAGCCGTGAGTAACCCGATACCAAATAATAAGCCGTTTGAGAAAGGGCAGTCAGGCAACCCCAACGGTCGCCCACGCAAGTACGTCAGCACCCTGATTGACCAAGGATACAAGCGGTCCGAAATCAACGACACCATCCAAAACATGATGGCGATGACCTTGGAGGAAGTCAAGGCGGTTTGGGACAACCCAACGGCAACGGTACTCGAAAAGACCATCGCATCGGCTATCCGCAAGTCCATCGAGAAGGGAACGCTCTACTCCATGGAAACCCTGCTATCAAGGGTGTACGGTCAACCCAAGCAGGAGGTCGCTGCATCCATATCGCCTCAACCAATATGGCAGGGCGTAAAACTACAAGTTGACACCAACAACAACGGCAATCAAGATTGATGGATTCCGAAAACGAATCCGAATAGTCCAAGGCGGTTCATCGGCAGGCAAGACCTTCGCCATCCTGTCCTTGCTCTACTCCTATGCAGCCAACCCCGAATGCGGTCCGCTTGAGATTTCTGTAGTTTCCGAATCCATTCCCCACCTTCGCAGGGGTGCGCTCAAGGACTTCCTCAAGATGCTCAATATGACAGGGCTATACCAAGAAGAACTATACAACCGAACGCTGCTCCGATATGACTTTCCGCATGGCTCCTACATCGAGTTCTTTTCCGCTGACCAGAGCGACAAGATGCGAGGGGCAAGGAGGGACGTGCTATTTGTGAACGAGGCAAACAACATCGCTTGGGAAGCCTATCACCAACTGGCCATAAGAACAAGAGCCGCCATCTACATCGACTACAACCCAGTCCGAGAGTTTTGGGCGCATACCGAATTAATGCACGACCCCGATGCGGAGTTCCTGCTCGTTACCTACAAGGACAACCAAGCCCTTGACCCTGCCATCATCCGAGAGATTGAGAAAGCCAAGACCAAAGCCGAAACCTCTGCATACTGGGCGAACTGGTGGAAGGTGTACGGCCTTGGGCAAGTAGGAACGCTACAGGGTGCGATATACGAGGACTTCGAGGTCGTGGAGGGTATCGATGTCAGCCGAGCCAAATTCGTCGCCCTTGGCCTTGACTGGGGCTTCAGCAACGACCCTACGGCCTTGGTCGCTATCTACCGCCAAGGGGACTGCCTGCTCGTTCAGGAACTGCTCTACAAGACAGGGCTGACCAACCAAGACATCGCAGACAAACTGCGGTCCTTGGGCATCACAAGGGCTTGGGAAATCGTTGCCGATTCAGCCGAACCGAAGTCCATCGAGGAAATCTACCGCCTTGGCTTCAACATCAAGCCAGCGGAGAAAGGTCCTGACTCGATTCGCAATGGCATTGACATCCTCAAGCGGTTCAAGTTGCAGGTAACGAAAGATTCCACGAACCTCATCAAGGAACTGCGGTCCTACACATGGGCGACCGACAAGGAGGGCAAGAACACGGGGGTTCCGATTGATTCCTTCAACCACGCCTGCGATGCCCTGCGTTATGTGGCTCTCAACAAATTGAGGGTAAGTAATTCGGGCAAGTATGTTGTGGTGTAACTTTGGGGCATGAACCTCGAATCCATCATTGATACGCTTTTGATTTTTGGCAGATTCGTCCTGCTATTGGTCTTGATTTTTGCTTTTGCCTCGCTATGAAACTCGTCCACTACTATCACATCTACTGCGGAGGGGGAGGGCAATGGCAGCTCATCCTCAATCAACATATGATGGCCCTGTGCAACTACGGGCTGATAGAACAACTAGACGAGATTCGTGTCGGCATCGTTGGGCCGCCTGAACAGCGTAAGGCGGTGAAGGAAATCTTGGAGGGGTCGCTCATCGCCCACAAGGTCAAGGTTGTCGTTACTCGGACAAACGCCTACGAGCAGGCCACGCTGACCGAGATGTACAAGGCAAGCCAAGACGAGGATGCGGCCTACCTGTACGCTCACACCAAGGGCAGTTCCGACCCATCCCTCATCAACCAACTTTGGTGCAGGTCTATGATTTTCTTCAACGTGGTAGCTTGGGAGCGGTGTCTTGCAGAACTGCAGAACGTGGATGCCGTGGGAGCCTATTGGCTGACCAAAGAGGAATTCCCACAAATTGCTGACCACAACAACCCCGATGGATACCCCTATTTCGCTGGCACGTTCTGGTGGGCCAAGTCATCGCATATCCGCAAGCTCGGCGAACCCGTGAGAGAACACCGCTGGCAGGCAGAGCATTGGATTGGCAAGGCCGAGGGCATGACCGTGTACAATTCATGCAAGGGGTGGCCTGCACCTGATAAATTCATCATTACGTTTTAGCCATGCAAGACAAAGAGTTGATTGACATCCTCAACGAGTTAGACCTCAACGGTGCTGACTACGCTGGAGGCACGGACAAAGCCAACGGCCACAACTACACCAGCACCTACGCAAGATTCCTCAAAGAGATGCGAGCAGACCCCATCAACTTTGTGGAGATAGGGGTATGGCATGGCGGCTCAATGGCGATGTGGTGCAAGTATCTACCCAAAGCCAAATTCCTGTTCTATGACATAGCCAACCAAGTCAAGCCAAAGGCAGACCAGCACATCGATTGGAACCGCTCTCACCTGCACATCGCATCGGCGTACACTCCCGAAGCGGTGCAGTATGCCAAGGATTACTTCAAGAACGGCATCGACTTCCTTTTGGACGATGGCCCTCACACGTTGGATTCCATGATTGACTGCGTGAAATTGTACGCACCCCTAATGAACCAAGGCGGCGTGCTGATGATTGAGGACGTGCAGTCCAAGGATTGGTTTCAGCAACTTTCAGCAGTCGCACCCAGCGGAGTTTTGTTCGAGGCTATCGACCTGACTGCATCGGGGCGATACGATGACCTTATCGCCGTGTATCAGTTTTAGCCATGAAGATTCCTGTCATCATCAACAACCGCAACCTGCTGACTTGGCCCAAAGCAATGGTCAGGGATTTGAGCAAGTGGGAGGGGATTGGTGACATCTACATCGTGGACAACGGTTCAACATACGAGCCGCTCTTGGACTGGTACGCAACAAAGCCCTGCGAGGTTATTTCCTTGGGCGAGAATGCAGGTCATCAAGCGCCATGGCTTTGCGGATTGGTTGAGCGTCTTGGCTCGCCAATGTACGCCGTAACCGACCCCGACCTTGACCTCTCCAAG